TTAAATGAAGCTAGATATTTAATGCAATTCGCTAAAAAAAAGCAAATTGATGAATTAACTGAGCCAGAGCGTATTAAAGCTGTTGAATCTATTACTACTTTTGATGAAGACCAATTCAGAAAAAATGCAGAAGCAATAGGAAATTTAGCTTTTACTGAAGAAAATCAACAACAGATTAAAGAACAAGTTGATTTTAGCATTCAGAATATTATTGATGGATTAAAGTCTTATTCTGAATCAGCTAAAGAAGGTAAAGCAGACCTTGATAAACTTATAGAAGAAAGACAAGACACAGTAGACGCCATAGAATTACAGAGAATAGAAGAACAGAAACTTATAACAAGCAATCCTGATTTAGTTAATCAAGCTATAGAAAAAAATAATAAAGACATTGAATCATTAACAAGCATTGACTGGTTAGATGGACATAAAAATCCCTCTTTCTTACAAGCAACTCCTAGTGCTGGTATTACTGACTTGGAGCAGTTTCAGATTGATAAAGCAAATGAAAAACAACGAGAACTTCTTTCTACGAAATATGGTCTTCTTGATGTAGCGAAAGCAGCAATAGACCAAGAATGGATAACGTCTTGGTTATTGAAACAAGCAAACAGAGAAGAACTAGACCCTGACCCACAATTTGAAGATATGATTCTAACAAAAGAAAAGTTAGAACAGTATACAGAAGGTATACATAAAGATTATTGGGACTCTTTTGAAGTTGTACAAAGTCACGCTGCAGCTTTAAGAATGCGTGAGCGTATCTTAGACGTTCAAAGAAAAGAAGAGATTTTAAATTCACATGGAATTGCAACTGGAATTACTGCACGTTTACTAGCGGCAGTCTTAGACCCTTCAGCTTGGGCTGTAGCAATAGCAACTGATGGTATTGCAGCTCCAGCAATTATAATGAATAAAGCAAATAGATTGCAAAGGATAATTAGAGGTGGTCTTGCGGCAGCAACTACAAACGCAGCCATAGAAGGTTATTTAGTTTCCCAAAATGAAACATTGGGGACAAGAGAATTACTTATTGCAACTGCGGCTGGTTTCATCTTAGGTGGAACATTGCGTGGTATTCGTAGAACTAGAATATCTGATGATGCAGATAATACTAATGAATATATGATGAATGACGCAGTGGAGAAATTTAAGCGTATAAAAGAAGCTGAAACTGTGGAAGACGCTGACTTGTCTTCAACTAGTAAAGGTAAAAAACATTTTAATGATAAAGACAGTGAAGTTGAAGATTTTGAAAAAGGAAAACATAAAGATGATTTCGATTTAGATGACGCCACAACTGTTAGAGTATCAGATGGAAATGTAGAAGTAAAAATGCCTGATGGTAAAACAGAATATATTGTTAAAAAGAATGATGACGGAAGCTCTACTGTTATGAAATGTAATGGTAAAATTAAACCTAAAGTAAAAGTAAAAGCAAAAATAAAGAAAGTATAAAAAATGGAATGTGACCTTACTAAAGCGACAATACTTCAAACATTTGATGATGACGCTTCAGCTATTAGTTATGTTAGAATGAAAGCCCACCCATTATTGGAAGACGCTAAAGATGTCCCTAAAGCATTTATGGGTGGAAAATTTTGGAAATGGTTTCGCTATGACAGGGCCGGAGTTACTGATAAATCACAAAACAAATTAGTTAGTGCATTGTCAAATATTTTATATGAATCTATTGGACGTGCTGGGAATGTAGTACGTTCAAAAACAATGTCTCAAGTAAAGCAATTTGAATTGAACAGACTACGAGTTTTATACTATAGGAATTTTGTAGTTAATTATGATAGATGGCTTAAAGAAAATAATTTCAGTCGTTTAAAATTAGAGAATATAAAAAAGAGAACAGAGTTCAATGAGCAAGTAGCTAGAGTCATACGTGGTGAAAAATCTGATAGTGAAGCAGTTAATAAAGCTGCTAAACATCAACAAGACCTTTACAAGCAAATGTTAAAAATGGCAAAAAAAGCCGGAGTTAGAGGTGCTGATAATGTAGAAGAAAATTTAAACTATCTTACTAGAGTTTATTCTTGGGGTAAAATATCAAGACTAATTAGTGATAAAGGATATGATGAAGTTGTTAGTTTCTTAACAAGAGCTTTAAGAGGTGGAGTTAATGAAGCTAGTAATAAAAAATTAGTTGAAAGTTTATTAACTGTTATTAGAAAATCAAGAAATCAACAAGGTATAAACATTGGTCAAATTTTAAATTCAAGAGCAGAAGTATTAGATAGATTATTAAGAGAATCAACTGAACTAGATGGTGGTGAAATTAAAACTATTTTAAATCAAATATTTCCTGTAAAAGGTAGTGGAGCTGCAAAGCCATTTCGTTACAGAAGTTTAAAATTAGATGAAACATATACTGATGGAAAAATGAGTGTAAGTGATTTTTTAGAAAATGATTCTGAATTGTTATTCTTAAATTACGCTAATAATATAACTGGTAAAATTGCTCTAGCTGAAAGAGGTTTTAAAACACGCCATGACTGGGACGCAATGATGAAACAAATTGATGATGAATATGACAAGAATCCTAACATATCAGACAGCACACGAAAGCATGAAAAAAAAGCATTGCAAAGTGGTTATGACCATTTATCAGGTAAACCATTAGAAGATGACCCTTCAAGTGGGCTATCCACTTTTGGAAGAATAATGCGTAAATATAATTTTACTCGTATTATGAATCAAGTTGGAATGGCACAATTGGCAGAGATAGGTGTTCTAGTTATGAATTTAGGATTGTCCCAAACTATTAGACATTTACCAGAATTAAGAAGGTCTTTAAAAAGATTACGAACTGGTGAAGATGCTGGTATGATGAGTGATGAATTTTACAGAGAAGCAGAAACTATATTTGGTGGGTTTGGAAGTGAACGATTAATAAATCAAGTAGCAAACCAAACAGAAGAATTTGGTTCTCGTTTAGGTTCAGGACGTATCAATAAGTTTGAAAGAGGTTTAGACCACATGGGAAGATTAACAGCAGACATATCTGGAATGACTCTTATAAATGGAATAATGAAAAGAATTGCCATGAGAGGAGTTGTTCAGAAGTTTGTTGATGAAGCTTTTGGTGGAGCAGACGCTTTAACATCAACTAGAATATGGACTAAAGGTCGTGGGGCGTTTAAGAAAACAAACCAACGTTACAGGGATTTAGGAATTTCTGATGAAATGCGTGAACGTATTTTAAAAATGATAAGAAAACATACTAAAACTAGTGACAGTACACTTAGTAAAAGAAAAGTTAGAAAAACAAATTTAGAAGAATGGACTGATGAGGAAGCGTCAAGTACATTTGCACACGCTGTCAATCGTTGGGGAAGACGAACTATTCAAGAAAATGACATTGGTGAACAAATGTTTCTAGGTGGCATAACTGATACTTGGTTTGGAAAAGTTATGTTTCAATTCCGTGGATTTATGATGACTGCTTATGGTAAGCATTTACTTCATGGAATAAAAATGAATGACTTACAAGCATATATGGGTTTTATGGCTTCAGGATTCTTTGCCGGAATGTCATGGGTTGCTCAAATGCACCTTCAAGCAGCAATAATGGGTAAACGTGAAAAGAAAAAATTCTTAGAACAAAGATTTGGAAAAACAGATAAAGAATTTGTTTTGAATATTGCTAAAGCTGGATTTCAACGTTCAGCATTTGCGTCTTTACTTCCAGCCACTATTGATTCTGGTGTTGGTATGTTTGGATTTAACCCAATTTTCCATTATAGGTCAACTGGTCTTGATTCAAATGTAATAACTGGAAACCCAACATATCATATGCTTTGGACTAAATTAGCTTCTGGAGCAGTCCCAAGTACATTTAAATCAATGCACGATAAAGATTATGATTTTTCCCAAAAACAATATAATGACTGGACACAGTTATTTGTATTACAAAACGCTTTTGGTATACAAAACGTTATAAGAAAGATTGGTGAAACCAGTCTTCCTAAAAGACCATAAGTAAACAATTAGTACCCATATTAGAAGAAAAAGGAGTTTAAATGGCTAATTCGTATGTCCGATATACTGGAAATGGTTCAACAACTGCCTATGCAGTGCCATTCAGTTATAGAACACAAGCCGATATTTCTATTACCATTGATGGTGTTGCTAATACAGCATACACTTGGAATGGTGCTGGAACACAAATTACATTCACTTCAGCCCCAGCCAGTTCGACTTCAATTGAAATTTTAAGGAAAACCAGTCAAACTTCCAGAGTAGTGGATTATGCGGCTGGTTCAGTTTTAACTGAAAATGACTTGGACACTGACTCTACTCAAGGGTTTATGCTAGGTCAAGAAGCTATAGACCAAGCTAACGATAGAATTGTAACTGACTTAGCAGATTTTCAATGGAACGCCGGTAGTAAACGTATTAAAAACGTTGCTGACCCTACAGCAACACAAGATGTTGCAACAAAAAATTATATCGAATCAACTTGGTTATCAACTTCAGATAAAGCCGACATTACTGC